CAGCTAAATCAATGACATCTAAGAAAACTGGTAAGCCAATGGCTGAAGGCAGTAAAGAGTGCGCAAATGGTCACACTAAGATGACCAAAGGTTGCGATGAGTGTTCAGGCATGTGGGAAAGCACAGGTGACTACTCTGCTAAGAAGGCAGCCGCTGGTAAAGACATCGGCAAGCCAGGTAAGAACTTTGCTAAGATTGAAAAGTCAGCAGGTGGTGGTGAGAAGGGCAAGCGTATTGCTGGCGCAGTACTGAAAAAACTTCGTGCTAAAGAAAGCATCGAAACTTTTCGTCACAATGTTCGTTTTGTAAATGAAAGTATCAACTTCCTCCTACAAGAAGATGAAGAAGGTAAAGCCAAGGCAATTACAGCCGCTGGTGATATTGTCAATGACTACACAAGTTGGATGCAACGTGTTGGTCAATATCAAACCAAATCGATGATTGAGTTGGCAGATGCTATTCGTGCAGACTTTGGTGCCGCAGAAGCTGAGGCATTTAAGAACTCAGTTGGACCTGCATTGAGCGCAACATTAGATGTTCTAACACAACAGCGTGAAGCAGTCAGCAATGCTGTTGCAACATTGGCAGGCGAAGCCGCTCCAGAGACACCAATGGGCATGGAACCAGAAATGGAACCAGGTATGGACATGGCACCTCCAGATGAAATGAACCCAGATATGGGCGCAGGTGATGAGTTTGGTGCAAGCGATGCGGCTGCTGGTGGTTCAACAACATCAGGCCGTGAGATGCGTGAAAATGCACAACAACGCCGTGCTCGGAAACTTGCTGAGTCACACAGCATAATGGCAAAACTAGCTAAATGAGATTATACGAAGTAGATCAAGGATCCGCCAGAGATGTCATGGCGGTCCTACAAGGCCTTGCCAATCAAGCAGGTCAAAGCAGTGAATTACCTTGGCCAGTGGTACAGAATATACTTCGTCCATTTGCCTTAGGTATTTCAACTCCTGATGGATTGATAGCACTTAAGAACGCAGTTGATCCACAAGGTGATGTCATCAAAGACATCGGTGATGATGGTACTGTTACATTGAATACCAAAGTACAAGATCCTAATCAACAGCAACAGTCTACTGACACAGGTAAAGCCACTGGCCCTAGCGTAGACAAGATGGCAGCCAGCAATAGTAAAAATATAGCGCCAAAGATTTGACCTTAGTGATATAAGTTGTTATAATTAAGTTTATATGACTACAACAACTTATACTCCTCCCCCGTTCGTTGAACGATTCCAATATAAAAACTGCCAACAAATAAATGATCCTGTAACTCGTAAAAGAGTTTATCAAACTCCAGATGGTGAGCGTCTTCCCAGTGTAACAACTATCCTTAGTGCCACTAAAGATATGACACACCTAAATGAATGGAAGAAGCGTGTTGGCCACGAAAAAGCACAACAGATTACTACAGAGGCCGCTTCTAGAGGAACTAGTATGCACAAGAATTTAGAATGTTTTGTAGCAGGAATCCCTAGAATGACAGGCAATAATCTAGTACATCAAATTTCTAATAAAATGGCTGATGTTATTATTGAAAACGGCCTATCTCACATGAGTGAAATATGGGCAATGGAACAGAGTCTGTACTTTCCGGGACTTTACTCCGGAACTACTGACGGTATTGGTGTATTCAAAGGTGAGCCGGTAGTATATGATTACAAACAATCAAACAAGCCAAAACAAGAATCTTATGTTGATGATTACCGGATGCAACTAATGGCATATATACTTGCACACAATTCAGTATACGGTACTGATATTAAACAGGGTGTGATTTTTATGGCAGTTAAACCACCTGAAATATCACCTGGTGTCTTCGGTGAAGCACATTATCAACAATTTGATCTATTGCCAAAAGATTTTAATTATTGGCAAGATCAATGGCTTACAAAAGTTGAAGAATATTATAAATTAAATCCTTGAATTTTTATTACATAGATTATTATGAAATCTATTAAAAGTTCTGGAATCAACCTCATAACCGCAGTGCAGGCAACATAGCCTGGTAATACCAACGGGTATATTTGTTGTCAATAAATATCATTGCTGATTGCTCCTTTGTAGCTTTAGAGTCGGTGGATATTGGCGTATCGCGACCGGCACTATTATTTATTAACAGTACGATAAATAGAGTATTAGAGGAAAAATAATATGTCGGTAATCGAGATAGCCAAAATACAGATACGAAGAGGACAAGAAAATACCACAGGTATTCCACAGTTAGACCCTGGAGAGTTTGGTTGGGCTGAAGATACTCAACATCTTTATATTGGTAAACGTATTGCAGAAGGTGCCAATACTGATGCAAACACACGAATACTAACAGAAATAGATCTAGGTGAGTTACAATCTCTATTAGGTAATGCTAGTACAACTACTATTACATCTCTCTATAATTATAGAGCTAATATAGATTACATAAACACTGTAACACAGCATGATCAAAGATTCTTACAAAGTAAATTAGATGATATTGTCAATCTTAAAGATTTTGTAGGAAGTTCGTCACCATTTAGTTCCGGCACAGATATTACCACATATCTTAGAACTGCCATTACTACTCTATATGCCAATGAATATACAGCAAACACATCAGAGCCACGTCGTAGATTGATGATACCCGCTGGTAACTATGTTATTTCAAATACTATCGATCTTCCACCATATGCTGAATTAGTAGGTGAAGGACAAGATGTTACTACATTAATATCAAACATGTCGTCTGGTAATACATTTAGAACTATAGATGCATTAGGTACTAACTTTGGCGGAAGTATGCAAAATGGTTCTGGGGCATCGAGAGGTGTACAAATTTCTAATATGACGCTGGCTTATGCTGAAAACAATGCTAATCCAAATGCTATCATATCATTGGATAATACTGAAGATGCCAAAATAGAAAATATAACATTTACAACCATGGGGACTTCTTCATTTGTAGCCACTGGTACAGGTATTGATATTCAAGCTAACTTTAATATCACAGGAGTTGATGAATCTTCTGCGGTTGCAAAGAATCCAAGGATTGCTAATTGTCAGTTCACATCATTATATTCTGGTATTAATTCAAGAGGATTGATCAGTAGACCAGTATTTGAAAATAATGTGTTTACAAATTTGACAGAAGGTGTAAATTTTACAGGTTATAGTGGAGGACCTGGCCCAACCAATGTATTGATTACTCAAAATAAATTTGAATTTATTCAATCAGGCGCTGTTAATGCTGATACATCTACCAATCAAGTTATTAGCAGTGAAAATGTTTATTATTATGTAGGTAATGGCGGATCAATTCCAGACCAATGGATGACGTCATCTACAAATGCAACTCCTGTGCTAACATTTGCCGCTCCTGGAAATATTTCATCTAATGATTATTTTAATAGAAAAGTAGTTGCTGGAACAACATCTACATATTACTACAATCCATTAATTAGTGGCAATGCTAGAATTAATAGTGCCGCAACATATAATGTATCATTAACAGCAAATACAAATGATCAACCAGTACTATATGTACCATTAACTGGTACTGACCAAATGGGTATAATTGAATATCAATTATACAATACAGATATGAGTCGCAAAGGTAAACTAACATTAAACATATCGCCTGATGGATATGCTAGTGTCAGTGATTATTATAACTTTTCTGAAATAACTACTGGTAGTCATCAGTTGTTGGTATTTTCAACAGACTATACAAGTGGTTCTGGACTTAATTATATCACAGTGACTTGTAGTAATTTTTCCAATGATGCAACATCCGTAGAATATAACTTAGATTTAATAGTATAAAAAAATTAATGTTCAATCAACCTGTAGATGAGAGATTGTCTGCCTGGGCTTCTCATCGTGAAGAATTAGAGAATTGTGAAGATCCTTTAGGCTTAACATGTGACTTTTGGAGATTTGCTCCATTCATTCCATATAACAAAGACATTGATCCTTACAACAAAAGAGATTGGCCAACACCATGGGAAATCATTGTAGAGAACCGGTATGATGATTTTACCAAGGCTTTAATGATGGCATGGTCGTTAAAATATACTAAACGGTATAAAGATTCAAAAATAGAAATAAAAACTCTTGTAGATTGCCATAAAAACTGCTACTATAATATTGTATGTGTTGATGAACAATGGGCATTAAACTACAATGATAACGGTCCAGAACCAATAGAAAATATTCCAGAGTCATTTTCCCTAGAAAATCTTGTCGAACTTGATAAGACCTGGTAAATATCTTCCTCAGCACATTTTAGAAGGTACAAAAATAATATATGATCACAGTGATCAAACGTAATGGGGAATCCGTTCCTCTCGATATTTCTAAAATACAAAGACAAGTTGCGCATGCCTGTAAAGGTATTGACGGAACAAGTCCAAGTATGGTAGAAATTAAAGCACAGATAGAATTACACGACGGCATGACAACAAAGACCATAGACGAGTTATTACTCAAAGCCATGGTTGATTTAATAGACGAAACTGAAAATCCAGAAACTAATAATGTTAACTACCAATATGTAGCAGGTCGCCAACGTGTTAGTATGTTGCGTAAAGAAGTCTACGGAAGTTATACACCTCCTAGATTATATGATATAGTGAAAAAAAATGTCTCAGAAGGAATGTATACCAATGAATTGCTTGATTGGTATTCAGAAGATGAATGGAACATCATTGATCTCTTTATAGATCATGATAAAGATGAAACTTACACTTATGCGGCTATTGCACAATTAACAGAAAAGTATTTGGTGCAGAACCGCGCTACCGGGCAAGTTTATGAAACCCCACAAGTTCGTTATGCAATAGCTGCCGCTACAGCTTTTCATAACGAACCTAAAGATACACGATTGAAATTAGTAAAGGAATATTATGAATGTGCGAGTGATGGTCATTTTAGTTTGGCTACTCCTGTGTTGGCAGGTCTTGGCACTACCACTAAACAATTTAGTTCATGTGTGCTTATTAGCAGTGATGATACATTAGACAGTATCTTTGCCGCAGGCGAAATGATGGCCAAATATGCCTCAAAACGAGCCGGAATTGGCCTCGAAATAGGCAGAATTCGACCATTAGGTGCCCCAATTCGCAATGGAGAAATCAAACACACGGGTATGATACCATTCTTAAAGAAATGGTTTGCTGATTTAAGATCATGCTCGCAAGGTGGAATACGCAATGCAAGTTGTACAGTAACTTTTCCCATCTGGCATTATCAATTTGAAGATCTAATTGTTCTTAAAAATAATCAAGGAACAGAAGAAACTCGTGTACGACAAATGGATTATTCTGTAGTAGTTAATAAAATGTTCTGGAACCGCTACAAGAATGGCGGTAGCATTACATTGTTTGATCCACATGAAGTTCCTGACCTGTATGAAGCATACTATCGAGATAGTCAAGAATTTGAAAAGTTGTACACACAGTATGAGCAAGATCCGAAAATTAAGAAAAAGACATTACCAGCAGTTGAGATATTCAAAAATGGAATCCTTAAAGAGAGGACTGATACGGGGCGCATATATCTTGTCAATATCGACAACGTCATCAACCAAGGTCCGTTTGATACAAAAACAGATCCAATTTATCAATCAAATCTTTGTGCCGAGATACTTTTACCAACTCGTCCTTTTCAGCGCCTAGACGAAGAAGGTGAATATAAACTTACTATGGATACCGGTGAAGAAGTAACATTGGCAGGCGAACATAAAGTTTTGCTAAAAGATGGAACTAGAAAAAAAGTTCGAGAACTAGATGAAAATGATGATATTGAAAATTTGTTAATATAAAATAGTGGGCAATAGTATTTCAGCATAAATAAACAGAGAGGATTATTATGAAGAAATATAATGTTTACTGCCATACGTTAAAAGGTAAAAGATATATAGGATATACCGAAAAATCTATCGAAGATCGCTTAAAAGAACATGTTAAAGACAGCGAAAGAGGATCGGAGACTTATTTTCACCGTGCTATTAGAAAACATGGACATAAAAATATCATAACCGAAAAATTGGACGAATGTACTACGCAATTCGATGCCAAAAAGATAGAGATGTATTACATAGAAATATTTGATACATTTAACAATGGGTATAATATGACCAAAGGAGGAGATGGTGGAAATACAAAAGAAAGATATTCAAAAAAACAGTTAAAAGACTGGGGAGAAAATAGAAGCAGATTAAGCTCTGGAATGAATAATGGAAACGCTCGCCCCGATGTTACACGAGACGATATTATAAAAACTCTGTGTAATTATGTAAAAAAAACAAAATCAAGTGATGAGTATATTCTTCGAAAAGAAATTGATATTGTATTAAAAGAACAGTTATCAATTAGTAGTAGGTTGTTAGTTAATCGAGGAATTAAGAATCATACAGAATTAATAAACCTAGTAAATAGCAAATTAAAAAGTAATGAAACAATTAGATACAATCCGTATTACAGAAGTCTAGAAGAAAGAAAACAGTTATCAATCCAGTCAAAAAATTGGGTATGGGTTACTGACGGGGAAAATAATAAAAGAATTAAATTATCCATGCTAGATACATATCTTTTAGAAAATAAGAATTATAAACAAGGAAGAACATTAAACAAATGAAAATAGTTAAAAAAGAATGTACAAGAGAATCCGGAAGGGTGGCTTTGTGTACCCTTGGCTCAATAAACTGGGGCGCCTTCCGTAATCCACAAGAAATGCGCAAAGCGTGTCGTATCCTTGTACGCTCCTTATCTAACCTACTCAGCTATCAAGACTTCTTGAGCATACAAAGCAAGTTAGCCAATGAAGACTTCGAGCCATTAGGTGTTGGTGTTACTAATTTGGCCTACTGGCATGCTCGACGTTCATTCAAATACGGTGATGTAGACGCACTTGCTGAAGTCAAACGTTGGATTGAACATCAATCTTACTACCTCACAGAGGCTACGGTTGAACTAGCACAAGAACGTGGTGCATGTAAACGAAGTGAATACACTTACTATGGTCAAGGGATATTTCCCTGGGAGCGTAGAAGTGCAGGTGTTAATGAACTCACTGACTTTACACCTAGCCTAGACTGGGAACCTCTACGTGCTCGTATGAAACAATATGGTGTTCGTAATGCCACACTTATGGCGGTAGCACCTGTAGAGTCATCTAGTGTGGTCATGAATTCAACTAACGGTATTGAAATGCCTATGGAGTTGATTAGTATCAAAGAAAGCAAGGCAGGATCATTTGTACAGGTTGTACCAGAATATAAAAGATTGAAAAATCGTTATCAATTGATGTGGGAACAGGTTGACTGTATTGGGTATCTCAAAACAGCCTGTGTATTGGCGGCCTATGTTGATCAAAGTCTCAGTACAAATACATTCTACTCACCTAAGCACTTTGCTGATGGTAAAGTACCCGGTACACTGATTGCTAAGAATTTAATGTTAGCTTACAAGTGGGGTCTGAAGACACTGTATTATTCACTTGTGGACAAAGTTGGAGCAAAACATGTACTAACCACTCAAAGTGATAGATTAGTTACAGTGGAACCTGTTACAGTATACAATGAATTAGAAGATGATCAATGCGAGGCCTGTAAATTATGATACACATTCGAGATGAAGGCGGCACTGTCCGTACAGGATTTAATTTCTACCCACTAACAAGTAACCAATTTGGTTTTGTTTTTAAGTTAAGAAATTTTATTCTATTTTTAAGATACAATAAAAAATTAGGTAAAGTTAAATGTCACAAGCACAGTATAATTTAAGTAAACAAACAAACTATCTCAAACGTAAAATGTTTTTGGATCCAGAAGGTCCTGTAACTGTACAACGATTCGAGGAAGTCAAATATAATAAACTACAAAATTTTGAATCACTAGCTCGCGGATTCTTTTGGGTACCTGAAGAAATCTCGTTGACCAAAGACAAGATGGATCACAAGGAAGCCACTGAAGCTATTAAACATATCTTTACTAGCAATCTATTACGACAGACTGCTCTAGACAGTATCCAAGGTCGTGCTCCTGCACAAGTATTTGGACCAGTGATCAGTATTCCGGAATTAGAAGCATTAGTTTGTAATTGGAGTTTCTTTGAAACTGCTATTCACAGTAAGTCTTACAGCCATATCATAAGGAATGTTTATAATGTACCTAAAGACGAATTTAACAAGATTCATGATACAGCTGAGATCGTTAATATGGCCGCTAATATTGGTCGTTACTATGAGGACTTACATATTCTTAACTGTCGTAAAGAGTTGGGCGAAGAAGTTCCATTACGTGATCACAAACGAGCCATATGGCTTGCTTTACATGCCTCCTACGCTCTCGAAGCCTTTCGGTTCATGGTATCCTTTGCAACCTCACTTGCCATGGTAGAGAATAAAATCTATATTGGCAACGGAAATATTATCAGTCTTATTTTACAGGACGAGTTACTACACACAGAATGGACTGCTTGGTTGATTAATACAGTGATCAAGGATGATCCAGATTTTGCCGACTTAGTTGATGAGTGCAAAGAAGAAGTCTATAATATGTATATGGAAGTTATCCAAGAAGAAAAAGACTGGGCTGATTATTTGTTCAGCAAAGGAGTGGTTATCGGCCTAAATGCTGAGATACTTAAAAACTTTGTTGACTACACAGCATTTACTCGTCTCAAAGATATTGGAATCAAATATCTAGCAGATCATCCTAAACAAAGTCCTATCCCATGGTTTAACAAACATGTAAACATTGGAAAGAAACAAAGTGCACTACAGGAAACTGAATCTACTAATTATGTAATTGGTGTAATGTCAGACAGTGTAAGTTACGCAGAATTACCAGATCTATAAGGAGAATAATAAAAATGACAAAAGCTATTGTATGGTCAAAGTATCAATGCCCCTATTGCGATCAAGCCAAGGCATTGTTAGGAAGAAAAGAAATTCCATTTGAAGAACGTAAGATCGGCGATGGATGGACTAAAGAAGAATTGTTAGAAGCTGTGCCAACTGCACGTACTGTTCCACAAATTATTCTCGATGGTAAGTTAATCGGTGGGTTTACGGAATTAAAAAAATATTTTGAACAAACAGCAGAGTGATTTATGGAAAATAAAACTCTTGCCGAAGCATTAAAAAATATTAAAGCATCTGAATTTCGTTGGGAAGATCCAGAAGAAGAAATGGATGAAGCTAAAGATATCGGATTTGAAGCTAAAGAAACAATCGATCTATCTACTTCTCCGTATGCAAGTTTATTTGGTAGTAGTCCCAGTGGTGTTACTATCGGAGCCGGAACTACGATGAATTCTGGTGCTACTAATGGATCCTATAATGGGTCTTATCTTTATAGTAATGGAACTGCTGGTACTATTTGGACTACTAACACCACTGCGGGTTTTAATACAATGGACATAAAAGGTGATCTAATTGTTAATGGTAAGAATATAGGTAATATTTTAGACAAAATACAAGATAGACTTGCCATACTCGATGAACCAAGTCCAGAAAAATTAGAAAAACACGCGGCCCTTAGAAAGGCATATGAACAATATAAATTGTTAGAAAAATTAATAGGTGAAGATTAAAATGTTATTAATAAACAAAGGATACGCACAAGGCGATGTAGTTAGTATTAAACTAATCAACAGTGATGAATTAATTGCTAAGTTTGAAAGTCAAACAGATGACGAAATTAAAATCCATCGTCCACTATCATTGACTATGAGTCCACAGGGTGGCCTAGGAATGATTCCTTGGATGTTGTTAGGTAGTGATGAATTTATTACGCTACAAAAAAATCATGTCATGGCAGTTAGTGCTAGTAAAAAAGATGCCGCAGATCAGTACCTTAGTGGAACTACCGGCATAGCAATGAGATAAAATAGGAAAATAATATGCCATATGTACAAGGTGGGACAAGTCAAGGTAATAGTGGAAAACCTGAAGTATCAGATATTTTTCATTCGAGTAATGTTTACATCAATAATGTACCTGCGGCATTATGGTTAACTCCGGGAGAAAGCTCATTGTTTTCTGGGGTAGATACCACAGGAATAACAGCACTACCAGCCTTTCCCGATGCTAATTTCCAAGCCGCGGCTACTGCCATAACTGATAATTATCTCAATAATCCGGCGGCATCGTTCAACCCTTCGGCTCAAGGTGACGGAGTTAAAGCCAACTATCCGGGCACAGCAGATGATACAGCTACAGATGTTGGAGAAATATCATCAACAACTAGTGCCTCTGATATTATTCCTTTCTTACAGCAAATACTCGATGAAGCTAGTAGAGGTATGTGGCGTGAGAGTGGACAAGGTGGTAAGCCTAGCAATCCTAATATTATTAAAATTTGGGGATCGTTGAAATTCCCAGGTTGTAATGTGGCGGCACCTACTAGTAATGCTAGTCCTTGGAATACAGATCAAACTGCATGGTGTATGGGATTTGTAAACTTTGCACTACAATCATCTGGATACCGTTGGGTACCTACTGCAAGTGCACAGGCTATTACAACCAACCCAACTCGCTGGAATGCCGTACAGGTTCCTAAAGAACAGGCACAGCCCGGAGATATTGCATTTTGGAGTTATAGGCATGTAAACTTTGTCTATGAGAAAAAAGGTGCAGGCTATACATTTGTTGGTGGTAACCAAACGCCCAAAGGTGGTAGTAACAATCCTTCAGATGGAGATGTTACCATAAGTTACCCAGGCGGTACTCCTGCTAGTAATGGAAATTGGGTAAGTTGCTGGCGTCCAAGTAAAACATAAGTCAACGGATTCTATGCCTAAGGCGTTAAATATATATGTCCGAGAATGTAAATCAGCATAGCTGATTGCTGGGGTGAGAGGCCCTCGAGTCAGGCGGAGATTAGTTGAAGGGTTCTTGGATTCCGTCAATTATTTTGGAGAAAGTTATGAAAAAATTATTATTAGCATTATCACTGTTAGCACTTGTAGGCTCAGCATCAGCACATGGTCCTTACCGATATGGCTGGCACGGTGGATACTATCATGGTGGTTACGGTTGCGGTGGATGTTGGGTTGGCCCTGCATTAATTGGGGGTGTAATTGGATATGAACTAGCTCGTCCCGAAACCGTTGTAGTTGAACAACAACAACCTAGCATTATTGTACAACAACCACAGACAGTTGTTCAGGCTCCTCCAGTTGGATATCATTGGCAAGAAATGGTTGATCCACAAACAGGTGTTCGTAAAGTTGTAGCAGTTCCAAACTGATATGATTGATGATAATGTTATATTGGCTTGCCTTATAGTCTTCATCATATTTGGATGTTGGGCTTGGGACTGGTATAACAATCATATGAAGTAAAACTCCTTGAAAAGAAACAAGAGTATCTAGATAAAGGATTTATTGCTGGTAGACTTAAAACAAGTGTGCCACAAAAACAAAATTCGTTGAAGGTAGAAGTATAGCGAGCAAGACTCGGGTTCGATTCCCGAATGGTCCACCTAAGCATATTGGAAAGTGTATTTAGGTGGGCCATACTTGGATATCGATTGGCGCTTGAGGGCTACTGGAGAATCGGGAATGTGAAACCCGTTAGGGTTGGGGGAACTCGGCCGTAGAAGCAAAACAAAATAAATGCCAATGACGAAAGTTACCGCATTGCGGCCTAATTAAAGGCTTCTAGGGTAGTTATACCTCGTAACAGAAAATAACAGAACCCGCTTCGGCGGGTTTCTTACTAGTAAAACTACTAATACAAAAACCTGGTATATTCATAGTAATCTTTCTGTAATCTGTAAATACTATTACAACAGAGGGAGGCAATACTATGTATAAGCGTACCAAACTAATGTGTCATTTGGAAAATCCTCCAAACTAACATTTAGTAGATCACTGTTGAAATTCATTTAACGAGTCGTGCTCGTCTAACCCGGCCCTAATAAGTTAGGGCTTTTTCTTTTTGGTAAAACCAACTCTTGACCAAAATGGTATTATCCTTTATAATATAACTTACACACTAACAGAGAGGTATTATGGAAATAGCACTAAACATTAAAAATTCCGGCACTAAAGAATTTATTGGTACCGTTGTAAAGTTTTTTGAAAAAGAACTTAAACTCACTAACAGTAAATTCAAATTAGATGTGTATACAAAATACAACATGTCTGCCGAGGAGGGATGCCGAGGAAGTGTAACCCTAGTAGGCCCAAAATATTTGATTATGTTGATTGATAGTAAATTGGATATGGAAAGACTGGTGCTGACAATTGCACACGAAATGGTACATGTCAAA